CCGCTCCGACCCGAACAAGGGCGGCGCCAAGCCGATGACGGCCGAAGAAGTGATGACCGGCGAGCAGGCCGAGGGCGAAGCGGTTCTGGATGGCGCGCTGGCTGGCATAAAAGCCCGCGCCGAGGCCGAAGGTGCGCCGCTGAGCCAATCCGCCCAGGCCGCCGCGGTGCGGGATAAGCTGGGGCTGGACAAGTGACAATCACTCAACGGAGAGACTGATATGAGCGACCCTGCATACGATCTGAGCAAGACCAAGCGCGAACTGGTCGAAATGATGAAGCGCTGTTCGGATGAAATCAAAGGGCTGCGCGGGCTTATCGCGCAGCTCCAACCAAAGTCAGATGCCTACGACAACATGGCTGCGCTGATTGCGCTCTTGCCGAAACAGTCTCAGTCCATGGGCGAGGATTTGGCATGGAAGCTCGATCGCCGAGTCCAAGAAGTGCAGGCTGAACTCAACAGCGAGGCCAAAGATGCACAGTAAGGACTTTCTTGCTGGCGAGTTGACCAAGGCTGGTCTGACCGAAATGGCGGCCAAGGCGGCGACGGGGTATTATCACGACTTCCTGTCGCCTCTCGACTTCCCCGAAATGCAGCTTGCCGCTGATCTGGCTGAGGCTGGAACGCCTGCGGCTCTTGCCCTCAGAGAACGGCATTTGAATGGGGAGTTCGATGCTACCCTTGCGGAGTCCGACGAATGGGCGGAGTCGACAGAGGGGCGCGAGGCATACGCTCGATTGGCTCGGGGCGAATAGACTAACCCCTGAAACCAAGAAGACCGACAAGGTCTAGCGCCGCCGCCGACCTCGACCCACAATCCCTAGTCGCTTGACGCGGGCGGGGAACGGGTTCAAAAAGATTGGGCCGATGAGTTTGCGCTCACCGGCCCGAATATCCCGACGCGGTACCAGCGCGACGGAAATTACCCGCCACATATGCGGGTTTTTCCCCCGAAACGCAAGACCTCCGCGCCGGTTCCTAAGGACCGAGAGCGTGAACCCTTGCTTGCGAGATAGCACACCCTCCCGATCCGGACGTGCCGTGCATAACAGGCTGAGCCTGCCGCCATTCAAGACGGGTGCCGCTGCCTCGGAAGGGCAGGCGGGTAAACGAGGAAAGCGGTGAGATACCCTCACAAGGGGGAACTCGGGTTGCCAGACCCCTAGCGCCACCGGGAGCATCCGGAAGCACTGGCTCGATATAGCAGGACTCAGCCTGCAAACCATCTGTGAATTGACCGAAGGCTAGGGTTACTCACCCTACGTCTTGTTGATGCAATTGTGGACAGAAACCGCGCGCGAGGGAGATTTCGATGCCGAGACGCGATGACAGCCTTGATGAATGGACAAAGGTTTTCGAGCCGAAGCAAATGCGTGGCTATTACGATGGAGGGCCTGTTCCGGTGTACGAATTTCTCAAGGAACTGGCAGAAGCTCGGAAGCGGATCGCCTGTCTCGATGCTCCCGACATCGACTATTCCAACCATCAAGAAGAGATCGAGGTGCTTCAGTGACCAAGCGCCAGCCCTCCCTCTTCGACCCCGCCGACGACCTGTCCCAAGTCCTCGGCCCCGAGCTCGCCAAGCACTTCCTCGACCACCGCAAGGCCCTCAAGAAGCCCATGACGGCCTATGCCGCCCAACTCATGGCCAAGAAGCTGCGCGGCTTCCCAGACCCTGTTGCCGCCGTCGAGCAGTCCATCCTCAAGGGCTGGCTGGACGTGTTCCCCGTCGAAGCGCCTAGAGCGCCCCAGAACGCCGCCGCCAGCCGCAAGCAGGCCCTAGCCGAAAGGATCGTCAATGACCACCTCGCAGAAGGACCGGGACGCCAAGGAAGCGGCCCTGTGGAAACTGTGGGACTCCTACCCCAACTTCAAGCCGACCGACGCTTTCATTGATTCGGTGCTCGCTGCGGTCGAACCCTACTCGCCGCGCGCCGTCGCCAGTTCGGTCAAGCGTTTCCTCAATGACGAGGTGGCTGGCCACGAAAGCCGCTATGTCCCCAACGCCGCGCAGATCGCCGGGCAGGCCAAGCTATTCGACAGTCTCTATGCCCGCGAGGTCATCGCCTTGCACTCCGGCATCCTCGAGGTGGATTATGGCCACGGCAGGATCGACCTTCGCGGCCTGACGATCGAAGAGCAGGACGAGATCATGCGCCACCACGGCGTCATCAACGGCCGCAACCTGGCACTGATGTCCCTCGAGGGCAAAAAGGCGGCGCTGGCCGGCGACGAGACCAAGAAGATCGAGGGCTTCAAACCCCCAGCGATGAAGAGGATGACCGAGTGACCGCATACGAGGATTTTCTGGCCCGCAAGAAAATGGTCGATCCGGCCACGGGCATCAAAGACGTGCCTGACCTGCATCCGTCCATGTTCCCGTTTCAGCGCGACGTGACCTCATGGGCGCTGCGCCGCGGGCGCGCGGCCCTGTTTGCCGGCACCGGGCTTGGCAAAAGCCTCATGGAACTATCCTGGGCCAATGCCATTCATCAGGTGACCGGCAAGGATATTCTTCACCTTGCGCCGCTGGCCGTCTCGGCGCAGATGCAGCGGGAAGCCGACAAGTTCAAGATCCCTGCGCGGTTGGTCCGTTTTTCAGATGAAGTCGGACCCGGAACGAATATCACCAATTACCAGAAGATCGAGCATTTCGATCTGTCCCGGTTTGGCGGGGTCATTCTGGATGAAAGCTCGATTCTCAAGAGCGTCGATGGTCACTATCGGACCAAGCTGATCGAGGCTTGCGCTCAAATCCCATTCCGACTTGCCGCGACCGCCACGCCGGCACCGAACGATTTCATGGAATTGGGCAACCATGCCGAGTTCCTTGGGGTGATGAGCTACACCGACATGCTCGCCACTTTCTTCACCCATGATGGAGGCGACACGCAAAAATGGCGGCTCAAGGGGCACGCCGAAAACGACTTCTGGAAATGGATGGCCTCTTGGGCCGTGATGATCCGCAAGCCGTCCGATCTCGGCTATTCGGATGAAGGCTATGATCTGCCGCCGCTCATGCAGCAGCAGCATCTGGTGGCCGCAGACTATGCGCCAAGCCTCGATACGGGGCTCTTGTTCCCGATGGAAGCCTCAACGATGCAGGAGCGCCTGGCGGCTCGCAGGGACACCGTGGAGGAACGGGTCGGAATGGTGCGCGCGATTGTAATTGGCAGCATGGATGCTAAACTGGCAGAATGTGGAAGCCAGAATATGCCGCAAACCGGCGCGCAAAATACCAGTCCGACCCATCCGAACGCGAGCGCCGCAAAACGCAAGGCCGCAGCCCCGAAGAAAACCGGGAATACATGCGAGCCTACTTCGCAGCCAACCCCGACAAATCCCGAAAGTCCCTCGATCAGCGAGACCGAGGACTCCGCTCAAAGTACGGCATTACCATTGTCGAATACGACGCCATCCTCGCCGATCAAGGGGGCCGGTGCGCCATCTGTGGCGTCGATGCCGAGCACGTCTGGGGAAAGCGGCTTTTTGTCGATCACTGCCACGACACCGGGAAAATCCGGGGCCTTCTCTGCAAGCACTGCAATTGGGGTATCGGCCAGTTTGGCGACGACCCGGAAAAACTCGGACGAGCCTTGGCTTATTTGATGCAATCTAAACAGTGAGCAGGACTTGCTCGAGAAGGCATTTGCCGGCCGCTGCATTTCAGTGCGCGGATCGATGAGCGAAGAAGAAAAAGAGGCTGGCATTCTCGCGTGGCTCGACGGCAAGAAGCCGATCATGATCAGTAAGCCGTCGATTATGGGGTTCGGCCTCAACTTTCAGCACTGCAACAACATGGCCTTTGTCGGCCTCAACGATTCGTTTGAGCAAGTCTTTCAAGCGATCAGGCGGTGTTGGCGCTTTGGCCAGACCAAGCCCGTCAACGTGCATTTCATCGCGGCCGAGACCGAAGGCGCTGTAGTGGCCAACCTGCGCCGCAAGGAAGCCGATGCAGACCGCATGGCCGCTTCGATGATCCTCCACATGGCTGACATGTCCGCCGAGGCGGTGCATGGTACGATCCGAACAATCCCCGATTACAACCCACAGCAGCCGATGGTGCTGCCCAACTTTCTGAGGTCCGCATGAGCATCAAGGCCGTCGATCAAGTCGTTACCCCGGAATATGGAATTTACCAGGGGGACGCCTGCGAACTGATCCGCGCCATTCCCGGCGAGTCGATCGACTTCGGCATCCACTCGCCGCCATTTGAAGGGCTCTACAAATTCAGCAATTTCGACCGCGACATTTCCAACAATGAAGGCCCGGCTTTTTGGGAACACTATGCCTTCCTGATCTCGGAACTTTTGCGCGTGACCAAGCCGGGGCGTCTGCATTCGGTCCACGTCATGCAATTGCCGATGTCGAAAATCCGGCACGGCAATATCGGGATGCGCGATTTCCGCGGCGAAGTCGTCCGCGCCTACGAGGACGCCGGATGGATCATGCACTCTGAGGTCTGCATCTGGAAAGACCCTGTGGTTGCGCAGCAGCGCACCAAGTCGATCCGGCTACTCCATGCGCAGATCATGAAGGACAGCACCATCAGCGGGCAGGGATTGGCCGACTATGTGGTCACGTTCCGCAAGCCGGGCGAGAATGCGGCACCGATCTCAGGGCCGTTCGAGCAGTTCATCGGAACTGGCGTCGATGTGAGCCCCGAGGCTTATGAGAAGGAACGCGCCGCCTTTGCTGCCGATGGGCGCGAGGCATGGCCCTATGACAAGTGGAAGTCAATCCTCGTCTGGCAGCGCTACGCCTCGCCGGTCTGGATGGACATCAACCAGACCCGAACCCTGCAGTATCGCGGCGGCCGGGACGAAAAGGACGAGGTTCATATCTCGCCGCTGCAACTCGACGTGATCGAGCGGTGCATCGATCTGTGGTCATTGCCGGGCGAGACGGTGTTGACGCCATTCCTCGGCATTGGCAGCGAGGTCTATGCCGCCGTCGAAATGGGCCGTAAGGGCATCGGCTTCGAGCTCAAGCCGTCCTATTTCGCCCAGGCTGTGCGCAACATTGCGGATCTGAGCGCCGCCCGAACCGATAACATGTTCAAGGTGCCGGCCGAATGAAAGACTGGTTCGATGACTACGGGAACGCCGACCACCGCAAATCCGTGGTAGAACACCATCTGGCCCGCATAGGGCTATCTCTGGACGATCCGGGCTCGAGGCTGACTGGCCCAGCCGATCCGCCCAAACCCGAAACCTACGGCCCTGCGCTGCCCGACTGGTGGCGCTGGCGGCACGAGTTCGCCTGGGGAGGAACCTATCCCGTGAGCCAGACGCTGGCGAAGCAATTGGGGGCGCATCATGCCGATTTCACCTGAGAAGATGAAGCGCTATATAGGCGGGGGGACGCACTCGAAAGAATGGAAGGCGTTTCGCGCTTCGCTATTGGAACGCGCCGGAAACCGTTGCGAGGGAACGCCAACTCGGCCAGACTGCCGAGCAGAGAATGGCAAGCCTCACCCAGAGACCGGCTCTAAAGTCGTCCTCACCATAGCTCACATGGATTGGGACGAAAGCCACGCGGACCCGGAACGGTGTCGTGCGCTCTGCCAGAAGTGCCACAACGGCTGGGACATGCCGCAGCGGGCAAAGAACGCGGCCAAGACACGCCGGGGCAAATCACCGCAAATCGATCTAGTCGACTTCCTTGAGCAGCCGGGCTTCACCGCGGGGGATGACGGACTGGTGGATTGATCGAACCGCCGATTTTGGTGTAAGGTCTGCAAATCCGGTCGAAGGCAGCGATCGGCTCCAAAGCAAAACCTAACTCTTGCAGCAAACAGTGGAGCCTTCAAAATGATTAACATTCACGGTCGCGCGCTCGAATTCGATCCCTATCAGCGCAGGTTCTATTCCTACAACTCGCCCGTTGCGACCGGCGAGAATCGCGGTGAAGGCCGGGATTTCTTCGTTTCAAGCGTAAGCGGCGCATCCGGCTCGACCGGCAAAAACCCCGCAGAGGCCACCGCCACCGTTGCACAGGCCCTTGCCAAAGCGACCGCCAACCGCGGCGACCGCATTTTCCTGCTGCCGGGCCACGATGAGGTCATCGGCAACGAAACCCTCGCCTATGCCACGGCCGGCGTTGAGATCATCGGCCTTGGCCGCGGCGCCAAGCAGGCCCGCTTCCATCACAACCATGCCTCGGCGCTCATCACCATCGGCGCGAACGATATGGCGATCCGCAATGTGCGGTTCTCGGCAGACGTGACCAGCGTGGCGGTCGGTATTGATGTTCTCGCCGGCTTCACCGATTTCGTGCTCGAGGACTGTCTGTTCGACACTGTGACGGGCGGCACCGATGAATACACGATCGGCGTGCAGATCAACGCAGGCTGCGACCGCGCCGTCATCTTGAACAATGTGTTCGACATGGGCATCGCGGCGACCGCTGTGACCGTGAAGCTCACCGGCGCCAGCGACCGGGTGCAGATCGTCGGCAACGAGTTCTATGGTGACGCCTCGACGGCCCACATCAACGGGATCACCACGCTTTCCACTCGCGTTCTGATTCAGGACAATTTGATCGCCAATGGCGTCGGCGGCGATCTCAACTCCGAACCGGGCATCGAACTGCTCACCGGCACCACGGGCTACATCGAAAAGAACCGGGTTTACTGCAACCTGGCGACCAAGATCGCGGCCATCGTCGCCGATACGTGCCTGCTGCACGAAAACTACTACAACGAGGATATTCAGCAGACGACCGGCCTTATCGGTACTGCCAGCGCGGACGATTAATGACAGCCAATCTCGGCGATCTGCTCAACGCACTCGGGCCGGGGTCACTCCCGGCCCATCTGCTTTCCGCGATCGAAACCGTGCCTCGGCACCACTTCGTCGCCGAGGTCTATTCAGATGAGGCCTACAAGGATGCCGCGCTGCCCATAGGGCACGGCCTGACCGCTTCCCGGCCCTCCACCATCGTCACGATGCTCAAGGCTTTGGGCACGCCCAGGCGGGCGCTGGAGATAGGCACAGGCTGCGGCTGGCAGGCAGCGCTTCTTTCCCGCTACGCTGAAACCTACAGCATCGAAATCAACCCGGCGCTGCATGAGCGGGCGGCGCGGGATCTACGCGGCTATGACGTGAAGCTACGCCTCGGGGATGGCCTTTCCGGCTGGCCGGAAGCGGCACCATTCGACGGCATCATTGTCTGTGCGGCGCTCGAGGCGGTGCCCGCTATCCTGCTCGGCCAGCTATCCGATGACGGTCGGCTCGTTGCTCAAATCGGCGGCGAGATATGCCGGGCTGATAAGGTTGGACGGATCACGCCGCTTGGCTATCGCGGCCGGTTCACGCCGGCGAGAATGGCATGTGCTGATTAAGCAGTAAGGGCGGCGATCTCTCGACCACCGCCCTCTCGCTCACGTCAGCCGCAAACTAAATGGCGTCGATCATCTGGATTCTTTCACCTAGCACCCGAACCACGTTTACAGCGAAGCTGTTGCCCAGCGCCTTATACATCGGACCATCTGCTGGCGGCTTGCCGCGGTAGGGAACTTGGCTCAGGTAATCGTCTGGAAATCCTTGAAGGCGGGCGCACTCGACCGGGGTAAGGCGGCGCACGGCCCAAGTGGCGACATAGCTGCGCGACGATCCTCCGCTCGCCGAGCGGATATTGGCGGTATCGTGCGGGCCTTCCATCTGCGCGCCACCCTCGCGGCCTCGCATGTCGAACGCCACGGCCTGAACCTCTTGCCGCGCCTCTATCGTGTAGCTCGTCCCATCCTGCCGAACACCGACGCCATCCGGCCCGCTCTCGGGATTTTCGCGTGTTGCCCCAGCTTGGATGGCAATTGCCGGCGCATGGACATGCGCCGGAATAGGATGGCTCGGATCGCCCGGAAGCGGGTTTGAACGGTTCGCTTTGCTGGTGATCTGTGTGGTATCGAAAGCAATGAGACGGTCGGCTTCCTCGGCCCCATTGGCTGTGCCGCTTTTCTTTGTGGTCGCCTTCAAAGTTCCAGCGATCTCAGGGATGATCGGCGGCACTGGCAGTATCCTGCCGGTGTAGGCATCCTGCCCATTCAAGCCGACGCCATTGTGTGCGCCATCCGTAAGCGCGCCGACCGTCGCAGGGATGGCGGTCTGACCGCCATCTAGGTCGAAATCGGTGCCGAGTCCGCCACCGCCTTTAGTGCGCGCGCTAAGAGTTGGGGCAACTCTTTTCCCCGCTTCTCGGCGCGGCGGAGAATCCCCGCGCAGGCTCGCGCCGTCAAATAGTACCGCTGCGGCACGTCGCCAGTCTCCAAGATATCCGACAACGAACACACGGCGCCGTCGCTGTGGGACAGCGTAGGGGAGGCCAGATGCTCGACAGAACTGAGCGTCAAGAACTCGGTAGGCGATCCCATACCCGAGTTCGACCATGCCCCCGAGGATGGAACCAAACGCTTCTCCTCCGTCAGCCGACAGAACTCCGGGGACATTCTCCCAGACCAGCCAGCGGGGCCGATATTTTGCAGCAATGGCAAGATAGGTGAGGGCGAGGTTGCCGCGAGGGTCAGCCAGCCCGGCTCTGAGGCCGGCGACTGAGAAGGACTGGCAGGGGGTTCCTCCAACAAGAAGGTCAATTGCATGGGCGGGCCAATCCTGAAATTTGGTCATGTCGCCGTGGTTCGGGACATCTGGATAGTGATGCGCTAGAACAGCTTTTGGGAAAGCCTCGATCTCGGCGAAGAATTGCGGCTCCCAACCAAGAGGGTTCCAGGCGACCGAAGCGGCCTCGATTCCAGAGCAGACCGAACCATATCTCAAGCCCACGCGACCACCATCCCCAGCGCGACCAGGAACCCCAAGCACGAGACAAGAAGGTCGATGCGGTCGGCGTTCACGGCGTCACCGGGGGAGAGAGGGAGGCGAGGGCTTCGCGAGCCTTGTCACCAAGACGGCGCTCCATCGATCCTTCGCGATAGTCAGCAGGATTGAACTGGCTGGATATTTCGCGGGCGAGCGCAACAAGCCCCGGATAGGCATTGCAAGCCTTGACGATGTAGGCGGAGTTAGCCTTGTCCGTGTCGCCTTCACGGCCTGTCGCTACGATGTATGGTGAAGGTGCGCCGTCCGCGATAACGAAGAAAAAGCCGTTGTCGTCGTACACAGCCGACCAAGGCAACCCCGTCACTCCCCTATCCTCAACCATTGGAGGGGGCCTTGGTGGGGCAGATGCTCATATCGATCAGCTTCACCCAGCCATCGACCTGTAGGTTGACGGCGACCCTGCCATGAGGCTTTGGCTCACGCGGTCCGACCTCGCGCGCATTCAGCGCCTCACAAAGGCGAACGATCAGCATTTCAGGGCCGGTTGCGTTCTCAACCCAAGGCACTGCGATCAGATCGCAGTCGCGCTTCATCGAACCGTGCAAGCCGACCGCGTACCCGCATGAGCGAGCCGTCTCCCATATCTTGCGGAAGTCGGGCAGGCTCGGATCAGTCCAGTCGATTGAGGCGTTTTCATATTTGACCGGCGCGACGAAATCAGGCCAAATCGGGCCTGTTGCGCGCGCGTGTTTGATGATCGTGCGGATTTCCTCAAGCGAAAGCTTATGCCGTGCCCGCGCTAGTTTCGGATCGTCGCGGATCAAGTCCCACGCATCCGGCTTCGATCCCCTCGCTGCAATCAGATCGTCAATCATCGTGTCGGGCATTTCATGTCCCCCATGGACTAGGTGTCAGGCGGCGGGTGCGCGGTAACGGTCGCGAGTGGCGACCATCGTGACGAAGGCATGAGGATTGACGCCGGCCGCGAACGCAGTGCGCGCCTCATCGAGCGAATAGCCACAGGCGGTTCCGGCGGCCTGAGCAGCGGCGCTGTCGTCCCCGTCGAGATCATGGCCGATCAGCTTCTCAGCCTTGCCGATCCAGCGATCCCAAGAGGTCACGTCCAGAGCGCGGCTTTCGGTAGCGGCAAATTCAAGGTGATCCATCGTCCGTCTCCCCTTCCCAGCCGGTATTGGCGGGTACGGGTGGAATATGGG